GAATAATAAACTTAATCAAATCATTAACTGTTTGAATATAACTATTTGAATCAGTAAATTCAATCTCACCTTCAAATGTGCCAGCTGCAGTCCATGTTCCTGTAGGCCATATCAATGTGCATTGGCCTGCAGTACCATCTCCTACAATAGAACAAGTAATGGTGCTCAATACAGTTGTTGTACCAACTTCACGAGTACGTAATTTTACAGCACCACCAGCAATACTAATGGCAGCCCACGTATCTGAATTCTCTTCATCTAACGTAGTACCACTAGCCGCAGTGTTACTATCTTTCAACGTAAAAGTGAGTTCGGGTAAAGTATCCCCGACTACTAGATTTAATGTTGTTGAATATGCCATATTTTCTCCACGTTATTTTATTTCATAATATACAGGAATCTGCTCTTTCCAAAAAGCCCAATCAAAAGGTCCATGTTTATATAGATCAAATCCTTTACCAAATGCAGGACCTAATATATCTGCTCCAGTTTCATAAGGCCCACCAAAATGCTGTCCTGGAAGTAGGGGGAATAATATTCCAAATGCACCCGCCATTCCACTTCTATCAAACAATTCAAATAGCCAAGTACCCCAATCCATATTATCAGTCCTGAAATATTTATCATCGCGCTCAGCAAAAGGTAATACCCCAGCTAGTCCCCATTTAGTCCATTCCCTTAATTCAAGCCCAAGTAGGGTTAAAGGTAGGACCATTAGTGCCATCATACTCAATGGAACAGCTGCACCCTGTATACCAGCTTCCTTGTATCTATTTTTCATTTCTCTGTACTGCCCACCAACTATAGTTTTACCATAAGCATAGAAGAAACCTTTAAGTTGCCAAACCAAAGCAAAATAAGGATTACTTGCCCATATAGGTCTTTGGGCAGCATTAGGTCTAATTATTGATTCATTTACAAATGTATATATAGCCTCAGACATTATTTTTCCTTCAGGGGTACTGAAATCAAATCCACTTTCTTCCCAAGCCAGTATTTTTTCCTTGGTCAAATCACCATGTAATTCCACCATGTTACGTTGTGCCCTTCCAGAAGTATCTGTACTACGTGCAAGATTAAGAAGGAACTGTTTCCCCATTTGTGCAGCAAATACACGAGTAAATCTAGTAAATTGGTCTAACATTATTGCCTTAAAGAAAAAATCAGTGGCTTTTTTAGATCCTGGAGTCATATAATCCATTTCAGCAGCATTGATATACATACTAGATAATGTATCCATCGTCACTGCACCTATATCAATTGCGAACTGTATTGCTTCTTGTTTATTATTAAAATAATGACGTAAAGATTCAGCGCCAGTTAAGAAAGAACTAAATTCATTACTACGTAAAAATGGACCAGCTAAATCAGGGAAGGAAGCAAATACAGTAAAAGTAAGTGTAGTAAATATAACAGAAGTTAATCCCCAACTATTCATCTTTCTAGCTAAAGGATCCATTGGGCCCCTCACTTTACCTAATATAGCTCTGACAGCATCTCTAGCTAAAGGTTGATCACTTTTTGGTAATTTTTTAATCATACTTTCCACCCAAATATGACCACCAACCTTTTGCTCATATTCCATACGTTTTATACCCTCTCTGAAATAATCTAATAACGCTGGAAAACCATCTTTTATAAGTCCCAAATCTCTAAGTTCACTGGTAGAAAACCCATATTCTCTATAAATTGGGTTCCCCTCTTTATCAACTAAAAGATTACCCTCTTCATCTACAGCTTGTCTAACCTTAAACCCAAGGGAACGGGTTAAACTAGAAGGCATTCCTAATTCAACTGAACTTGGATCCGATAATCCTATTGATGCGGCCTCTAATCCTTCAGCAGCAAGCTCCTTTGTATCTAACTCAAGTACGTTATTTAAAAACTCAACCGCCCATTCGTGACTTGTTTGCCCTTCTTTTGGTACAGCAAGAACAGTCTTTTTCTCCCGAGTTTCTGGATCAAGAACAGCCGTTAATAATTGACCAGCATCTAGTTTCTGGACTATAAGGTCTATAAAAGAAGCCCTTAATTCATCATTACCTAGAATTTCATACACATTCAAACTACGGGGGAAATAACTTACAATCTTTTTTCCCTGCGGGGTACGTAAAATAGTTTGATAAAAATCTATATCTAAATAAAGATTACCATTTTCATCTTCTTGAAGTAAATATTCAGTATAAAAATCCCGAAGTAATTTTCTAAGTTCCCAACCTATACGACTTCTTGATTTAAGTTCTTCATCACTAAGCCTATCATCCTCAGCATATAAAATAGCTTTATTCTGTTCTTCATTTAAAGTATTCCATAACAATTTAACTTCATCTATACCAAGAATCTTAGCAATTTGGCTAGTGATTTGATGGAATTTCTGGTTTATAGCATCCACATATGGTTGCAATTCTCCTGCTTCTCTTGATGTTCTAGATTCTTGGTATAGTCTCCTAACTATCTTTTTCCCTACTTCTTCTCTTTCTTCTTCAAATATAGGCTTACCTAAATCATCCAATAATATCTCACCTTCTTTATTTGTTTTTGGTACAGGGGCTGCTTTTTTACCTTCAAGATACCCAGAGGCTGTGAAAAAAGTTCTGGCAAAAAATGATTTAATGTCAGGGTTTCTCTCAGCTTGGAGTATTAATTTTTCTTGTATCTTAGCTGTTTGTTCTTTTACTTTTTTCCAAATTGGTTTAGGGAGACCAAACCCTTGTTTTTCAGCTTCAAGATTTTTTTCCACCATATGATATATCATGGATTTTTGTTCAAAGTTTAAATGCCCCCTACTAAACTCAAAATCGACAGTCCCCTTAAACTGTTTTGTTAGTTCAGTAGCCCACTCCGCAAATGCAGCACTCTTTTTAAATTTATTTTTCCCCTTAAACCCAGCAAATACCTCTGCCATACCTTCTGAAAGTTGGCTCCAAACCTGTATTATCTTCTTTGCTAAATTCTTAAAGAAGCTATCTGTACCAGTAGTTGCAGCCCTATGCCTACCATCCCTTGCATATGCTATTAACCAACTAGCATATTGATCAGCATACCACTCTTCAAATCCATTTTTACCCTGATATCTTGCATTTGTTGGTTTAGCCTCTTCGAAGTCTTTCATTATTTTAGCTTTTAACCCTGGCTTCTTATGTATTTCATCCAATTTATTTAAAGCTACAACGTGCCCTAATTCATGGGCAATTGTTATAAGAATTTGAGCTTTACCAAGTAATTTTTTCTGTACTCTATTTAAAGCTAATACATCCCCAATACTTTCAAAACCAAAAGGTTGTCTAGATATCGCATGAGTGTCTATTACAACAATATATTCCTTACCCCCTTTTGTTTTAAAAGTAGTCCCACGAGGAAAAGCCCCCTCTGCCTTCTTTATAGCCGCTCTTTCTTTCCATAATATATCTAAATTTTCTGACCTCAGTTTATTAGCCTTCATCTTTCGAAGTACTTCATCCTTACTTTTTTCACTGTTATTCCAATCAGGATTAATATCATCGTAAGTTAAAAAAGTTATGTCAGCAGTTATACCAAAATAATCAAACTTGTTTAGTATATTAATTAGAGGATTAGCATATTTACCTAGGACCCTTTCAAAACTAGAACTTTTTCTAACTTCTGGTCTCTTTTTTATTGCTTGTTTTGCACCTGTAACTAGTTCAGACTCAGTCCAATTAACTGGAGTGGCTCTATAGCTATTAATTAAAGAAGATCCACCATGTTCAGATATTATTTTTCTTTGATGGCTTTGCCATTGGTCATCATTAATACCAGGGATCTTCCATGCTTCTAAAGCATCCTGAGCTTGTGCTTCTTGGACTTCCTCTTCACCAAAAGTCCCTTGTGAATCTCCTTCATAAACCTCGTTTATATGCCTACTAGTTAAATCTAAACCATATTCATGCTGTGCAACATAAAAAAGAGCATTATGTATTTCATCATATAGTACCCCCATAGAAAACTTATCCCTATCATTAGTAGCCCATACAAACTCATTACTAGGAGTTAAATAATAATTTTTATTAGATGGCTCCTGTAAAAGTTCAACAAAAGAAGTAACAGCATCATATTCATCCCCTTTGTCATATTGAGGTAGAACATCATCTACTTTAAAAGCACTAGTAACTATAAATTTTATATCTTGAATACGCTCAGGCGCCATTACCCTTGGTCCAGCCATATTTATTATTCCGCCTTCAAGCCCATTAGAAGCCATCCAAAGCCATATATGCTCTGGTGTTTTTGGATTTATTAATACTGGTTTACCTTGTTCTTTTGCATATTCTACAGTTTTATTAGTTCCAACTGCCGTATCCCATTTAGCATCTCCTAATCCATCAAGCTCAGTGAAAACAATAGTCCCAGCAGAATTATCTACATTCTCTCGCGTACGATCCATATAATTAGCACTTTCAGATTCAGTTAACCCATAGCCTTTTAATTTATCCATATGAGCTGCTTTATCTTGGGCCTCGCTCCTATAACCTAAAGGAGCCATACCGCCTGTCTCTATACCTGATTCTGTAGCAGCTTCCAACATAGCAAAATCTACACCTATTTGTCCGCCACTAATAATCTTCGTTGGCTTTATAGCTTTCCCTTCCTTAGTAATCGTATCCTTTATAGCCTGAAGCCTCTCTGATACCTCTGGAAAATTATTATCTAGGAACTCATTAACCTGATCCTTTATACGTCTATAAAAATTAACTCTTAAACGCTTTTCTTTTACTTTATCTACAATCCTTTCATAAGGAGCCATATTAGCAGCTAACCCTGCTTCTTGGAATTCTTCATTTAGCACCGTTTTAACAGCAATAGCTTGTTCTTTTTCAAGAGGTACTAGGGGCAATGAATCAATCATTGCATCCATATGATAAGTTGTATTTGCTTTTGCATTCCAAAAGGAGGTTTTAATTTCCCTTTGGAATAATTGACCAAATGTGTATTTAATAGCCCCCCCTTCAGCCACAGAAATAGCAGCTTTTGAATTATCAAATTCATCCATAGTAAAATCAGAAAGGGCCTTTGAAGGTAAAAGCTTACTTTGCTTACTGTATTGTGCTTCTTCTTTAGCATTTAACTTTCTAAATTCATGCACATACAAATCCCTATCTTGATACTCCTTTTTAAATTCTACTTTTTTCCCTGTTTGTAAATCATTAACACTTACATACCATTTACCAACTTTATAATCAGCATAATTTACCGTAGCAGTTTGCTCATAAAACTTTGCGCCTCTTTTAGTTTCCCAATGGTTATAGTGTTTTCTGGTATGTCTTTTTATAAGTGGTATCTTTGGTTTTGAATTAAATTCAAAATATGCTCCATGGTTACCAACCATTATTCTTGAAAAATTAGCCCCAAGTTGTTTTTTTATGGCTTTCTTTCTTTCTGGTGCTAACCAAACAGTTGAATTATTTTTTAATAATCTTGGTCTTGTTGCTCTGTCAGGAACTTTCTTCCTTGCACCAACTGCTACAGCTGCAGCACCCATTTCAGTAATTGCCACCTCTTGTAAAACCATTAACTGTGGAAAAGTTTTGTTAAGTCTATCTAAATGGGCCTCTCTTATTTCTCTATTCCTTGCAGCTATTTCTTTATCGGTATACCCCTGCATTTCAAGCTCTAGTACATACCTCTGATATTTAGGTGCTCCTCTATAACCAGTCATAAACTCATTTATGTGCTCATTTCCAAAATCTTCCTTGAGATAGCCCAACTCTTCAAAAACATCTAATAAGGCTCTTGGTGAATCAAACCCCTCTTTTTTAAAATCTGTCTTAACAATAGATTTAGCACTTTTTCGATAAGGGGTTTTTGTCAATATATAAAGTCCCTTTACACCCTTGCTGGCAATAATATCTCCCTTAGCACCATGAATACTAGTTCTAGAAGTGGAAGTTTTTTTACCAGCAGTTAAAAGCTGGGCCGTCTTTGTAAAGGGCATATCCGTTATCCAATTAGTATAGTAAGGGTTATTGGGCCTAGCACGAAATTCATAGCCATGATCAGCTGCTAAGGTAAATAGGTTCCTTAGATTTTCAAATCTAAAATTCTTATTACCCTCAATATATGTACCTAGTAATTTACTAGCCATTGTGCCCACTATAGTGACATCAAATGGTATTTCCTGTTTCCTATAAGCTTCGTTTAATTTATTTTCATATCTATTATTAAGGTCCTCTAAATGTAGATCAAAAGCTTTTTTTACTTTTCTCTTTCTCCTATCCTTTTTATCCTTTTTAAAGTCCTCTATAGCTATTGCCCGCATGCCACCTTTATCCTTAACAAACTTTCTAACTTTATTAGCTTGTTGTATGGCTTTTCGTCTACCTTCAGGAGTAACAATAGTAAAGAAAGAGTTTCTTCTCATTGACTCAGCTTTTTCCCCTTTACCTGATACCTTGCCTTTTTGTATTATTTTCTTAAGATATTCTTTTTTAGTCATAAGCCTAGGTTTTAGTACTGGCTTCTTTTCTTTAGCCCGTTTTTCTTTTTCAGCTTGTGTGTACATATCTTGGGGGTCAAATATAACCTGATCCAATTCGCTACTAGGAAAATATTTAATTACATATCCCACCTGCTCTTTGGCATAACCAAAATGCTGAGCTAACCCAGGGAATAGTTCAATAAACCTAGTAAAATCAGTATCGGCATGGTCATTTTTAAGTTTGTTTAACTCTTCAACATAGGCTTCTTTAACCTCTATTCTTCTTCTGTCCCTACCTTCTTCCTTAAATCTTCTAACAATATCCTCTTCTAAGATTTGGTTTTTAATTTTATTCCCTAATCTTTCCTGTTGTTTTTTAACTTTTAGCGCTTTATCTAAAACAACTATTGGACTTGTTGCAAGTTGATACACTATGCCTTTATCTTCATGTAATTCAAAAAGCTCTAAAAGTCGCTTAAGAATAAATGTATCTGGTCTTTTCCCACCATTTTGTTGTACAACTTCACGGAACTGAACCTTTTCATCAATAGATAATTTTTCAAATACTTTATTCTTTATCCCTTGCCATTCATCCAGATCTGCATACTCTACATTAAGGGGTTTCCAAGGCCTATCCCTAGTATTTAATACTTCTATAAAATTATCTTTTTCTAATTTTTCTGTGGTATATCTATCCATTCCCAACTCATCTACCGTATCAACAAACTCACCTTCTGCTGCTGCTGCTTTTTGTTCCTCAGTAACTGCAATAGCGGCAAGTTCTGTTTCTGCTGCCGCCCTACCTGAAATAGACTCTTTTGGAGTTTGCTTAGCTTCTAGAGCTTCTTCTGCCATTAATACTCTTTTAACTTCTGCTAATACACGAGGGTCAGTAAGTACTAAATCATCTACAGGTATTCCTTGGCTTTCAAGAGTTACCATTAACTGCTCCCTAATAGGGATAAGTAATTTTGTTAAATGGTCTTCAATTGCTTTTTTAAAATCTAGAAACCTTTTTCCAGGGGCTGAAGGAACAACTTCTGCCATAAATTGATCATATAAAGCTTTAAGTACAAAATAGTCTTTTGAAAAAGATCCAAAAACTCGAGTTATCTCCTCAGAAGTCTTGGCTGCACGTAGCCTATCTTTAGCATTCTGTATCCTTGTATTTGTCTCATCCTCTAAATTTGGCTTAGAATTAACTCTTTCTAAATTATCTTCTACTACAGATTCTTTAGAAAAAGGACCCTCAATCTTAATCCCAAGAGTTTCTACACCGTGTTGATATTTTTTTTTGTAACCATTCCTTAGTAGCCTTAACTTCTGCCTGACTTGTAGGCTCTGTATGAATAATACCTTTTCCAGGCCATCTAACTTGGAAAATTGCATCATCTACAGCAGTATCCGCCCTTCTTCTACCAAGTAATCTTGCTCTATTCTCTTTACTTGAATCCTTTCTATAAGACTCTGCTTTTTCCTTATTTATAGATAATAAAGTTCCAATACCCTCTATAAAAGCAACATGGACTTCTTTCTTTTGAAAGATAGCATCCATTTCTTTTTGTGTGGGTATTGTTTGGTCTTTATCAAAGAACACAGTATCTTTACCAATTTTAGAATCAAACATAGCTGCAATCTGTGCTCTTAAATCACTTATAGGTTCTAATACACCTAGGATCCCAGCCGTTCCTGAGAAAAGGTCGCTTTGACCTCTCCCCCGAAGAATATCTATATTTGGAAATTTTTTCGCTGTCCCATGTGCCCCCCAAGGCTCTCTCCCTACTAAAGGAGCAACCACAGCATCTATATCACTAAGGATTTTCTTTACTCGCCTTTGATTTGCAGAACTCAGAGGGTGCCCTAAAGTTACATCAAAATCAGAGAAAATGCCTTTAAGCCCCTGTTGTTTAAAATCCCCTGTTGCCTTACGTTGTTCTTTTGCTTTTTTCTCTCCCCTATAATTTAAATAACCCCTAGCCCTAGAAGTAATTCTCTCTACACTAGATGCAGTACCTCTACCAGCACCACCAAATACTCCACCACCAGCCCAACCTTTAAATGTTGCTTCTAGGAGATCCATCTTAGCCATATCTCCAGTGTAATCATCATCTATAGCAAATCTTTGAGCAACGCTCATAGCTTCTTGAACACCTTCAGCACTACCTTCAGCAATACCACCTCTTGCAAAACCTACACCAACATTAAATCCAATCAGTGATAAGTCATTAAGAAGCGCCCTAGCACCTGCTGCAGTTGCAGCATCTACTCCTGTTCCTGTTGCCCACTTTTTAGCTATCTTCATAACAGGTTGCATAATGGCATGGAGTGTTACAAGTTCAGCTCCTACACCCACAGCTGCATAAGGATGCCCTGCAGCCATACTTATTGCTGCTTCTCTACGTCCAGTCATACCCTGTCTGGCAAATTCACCAAATATTACACCAGTTCCCTGTACATTTTCTTGTGCATAAGCACCAGCTATTCCACCCGCTGCAAATCGCCTTCTTATACCAGGTTTCCCAAGTACCTTCTTCATTAAGGATAATGATTCATGTGGAATTTTGTCAAATGCGTCCTTTTTATCAATTAAATTATTTTTTTTATTCCTCCATGCCCTCATTAATATTTTTTTAAGGGTTGCAGTTGCCGGTTTAGAAAGACCAACCCTAGTAGCTGTAGCTGCAGTTCCTGTTAAAGCCACCCCACCAAGAGCTGTTGTAGCAGACACAGGAAGAGAAAGACCAGCAAGTATAGCTACAATAGAACCAATAGTTGCTGCAGTTACACTAGCCAACATGGAAGGAAAAAACTCACCAGCTGCTATAAAAGTTTGATCTAAAAAACCACCAACTGTTGGATTTTCTAATGCATCTTCAAATGTAGGTAACCCTGTCATATATTCAGCACCAATCTCTTCTAGAAATTGGGCATGTTGTAGATTTTTTTGTAGTTCATATTCATCACCTGTAAGAGCATCCCAAGCAGCAGAAAAGTAATGTACATTTGCAGCTAAATTATAAGCTCCAGCTCCAGCACCAGCACCAGCTAGCTCACGTTTTGTAGTTAATACACTCATGGGGCGTTCTAAATCAGTTAAATCAGGTACAGTTTGAGGTGTAGGAGATGCAAACATCCTAGCAATATCAGCTTTATAAAAATCAGATTCTAGTCCTCTTGTAACTGTAGCTGGAGTTGGGGCTGGAGGTTCTTCAGCTACAAGAATTTCTTCTTCATCTTCAAGTCCTAATTTTTTAATATAACCTTGAGTTTCTTTAGGTAGTTCTTCAATATTAGAGCCATTTTCAATCCATTTGTTAGTTTTTCCGGGACCCATATTATATGCAATAGCTGCTAATTTTAGACTCCCATAATGGTCTGCAAGGGCATAGAAATATTCTGAACCAAACCTAACATTTTCTTCTGGGTCAGTTAAATCATCACCTTGGAAAGGAGTTACACCATATCCCGGTTGCCGTGCAGTAGCCTCCAGAATCTGCATTAATCCCTCAGCGCCTACAGGACTTTTAGCATTAGGATTGCCACTACTTTCTGTCATGATAATTTTTTGTATCATTTCATCATCGGTATATATAGCAGCAGCGTTAGACATTAGCCCACCTCTTATCCGCAAAGGATAAATAATCTAAAAAGGATTGAGGAGCAGCCACACTAATCTACTCCCTGTGGTTTAACCTGTGGTTTAAATAGTTCTTTCTCAAATAAGAAATTTTGAGGCTCTGGTCCAGGCCATACTCCACCTAACTCTGGATCAGTTAGAAAGGCCTTAAATTTAAGAAATTCAGAGAACCATTGGAAACCATCTCCAAATATATCCCCTATAAAAGGAGCCTTAAGATACTCCTTACCCTTACCCACTCGGAATGCTTTTGCATCTTCATCGTCAGAAGGGTATCTATATACTACTACTTCCTTACCATCTTTCATTTCCGTCTTGACCTCACCATTTTCAAAGACGGGTACAGGGCCAATACCACCAAAAGTAATAGATAATAAGTTACCAGTTTTAGTATCAAAATGCCCGTTGATTTGACCAATAATGCCACCTAGATTTGGATCATCTGAAATACTTCCCCTCAACTTAAACAACCATCTGTCCCAAGTTCCGGGTTTTAAGAATCCCGCTTGTTGAGTTTTATACTGTAAGCCTGCTAACAATGCTTCTCCCATTAATTCCCCTATAGTGTCCTCAGTTCTCCTCATACTAGAAATATAATTGTCCCTTCTCTCCCTCCAACTTTGGTCATTAGGATCCCTTGGATTAGGATTCAAATCTTGCGTGTTTTTTAATTCATTAAGCATGGATTCGTGTATATCAAACAACTGCCCAAGCCCTGCTTGATAATTGAATTGTAATCCTTTAGACCAAGACATCTCACTTCCGTCCGGGTTTACTCTTAAATTCCTAATTCCTTCTGCTATTTCTCTTACTTTTGGCTCTATGTCTTTTAATCTATAGTTATTCCACCAGTCAGTTTTCTTTTGGTTAAAGGTTCTAGTTGCCTCAAAGCGGGTATGACTATCCTGTATTGCCTTTGGAGTCATTGGCCTTCCAGTAATTGCATAATTCGTAAGCTGTGTATACATACTGAACATCGCAGACGGTAAGTCGTGTTTTCCATCCCCCTGTCCAGCTGCTAATAGAGCATAGTTATAGGATAGATCTAGAAAAAGGGCACGTTTTTCAACTAACTCTAAATTTTTACTGTTTATTAAATCCTCCACTGTTTTCGCGTCTTTAGCTTTAGTAGCTAAAAGTTGTTCCTTTAATGTATTTTTAGCATCCCTTAAGCCTATTAGCTCATCGCGTTTTGCCTTTAGGTCATTAAAAACATCATCACCCAGTCCATCAGGAATAGGTGGCATATTTGATGCTGCATCTATTTCTACTTGATTCTTAGGAATATAATCAGGATCATCTACAATTTTTGAGAGGGTTTGTGTTCCTTTTCCTGGTCCTTTTCTGGTGTAGTCTACAACGATCTTACCTTCAAATGCCTTATTGTACTTTTCAATATTTAATTGAGCCTGAGCTATTTTCCCTTTTTCTCTGTCTATAGTTTTTTGATTCTGTTGGTCCTTACTCATTTCCAACGCTATTCTTGCCTTAGATTTACTTATACTCTCTGAAGCATATATAGCCCTCCTCCTAGCCATATTACCCCCTCCACCTTGAAGTGTTGGATAAGCTAAAGCTGTATCTACAACCTGCTGATGTCTCCCCGCTTCAGCTTCTAATTCTGTATTGGATAAATGTTTTAAAGAATCAAAGTGGCTAGAAACTGTATTATTCTCAAACACCTCCATATTTTGTGGTCGTGTTCTTTTAGTAGTCGCGATATCCGCAGGGGCCACTTGATCAGGGTCTGTTCCTGTTGCTTGAGTTGTTGGATCAGGGTCTGTTGCTTGAGTTGTTGGGCCTGTTCCTGCTTGAGTTGTTAGGTCTGGTTGTGGTTCAGCTGTTGTTGCATCATCTTGTACTGAAGCTCTTAAAGCCTCTTCCAATTTAATTTTTTCTTCTAACTTAGTAAAAGCTATGTCTCTATTATCCTGTGGATCAAGGTCTTCAATATCATCATATATAGCACTTATTTCATCCGCATTTATTTTTAGCATGCTTTCTATCTCTAGCGTCCTTTGAGATGGTTCATAATCTTGAGTTTGTAAATCATACAGCCCTGACTCAAGCCCAATTATCTCGGTAATTACCCCCGCGGCTTTTAAGTAATTATCTTTCCCCGGCTTTGCTTTCCTAAATAAATTATCTAACCCCGAATCAAGCATCGTTTGGAGCGCACCCTCTGGAAATTTAATTAAATTCTCTCCGCCCTCCGTTGCAGTCTCATCTACCTGACCCTCTCCATTTTGTATAACATAGGTACCATCCCCCATATCTTGAACCCCTGTAAGTGTCCCCTCTTTATATTGTTGTTTAAGATCTTTAAGCTCCCTCCGAGCTCTAAACTTTAAAATCCCCTTCGCATACTTACCAAATTTTTCTAATTCAGCCTCATACCCCCCTTTGAGAATTTTTACATCTACACGCCATTTACCAGCTCCATCTTTTTTTATAAGCCCCTCTTCTGCCAAATGGTCAAAAAAATGAAAAGCCTCTTCATCTAATATACCTGACTGTTTTGAAGAGTCCACAGTACCCTGCCTACCCAATCCAGATAGGGCACTAAAGAAAGGAGACCTTTGTAACCCCTTACCAAAATCGTCATATTTTGTATAATCAGTCGCCATTACAATGCCCCATAATTAACCATCAAATAACCATGGCTACCAACACGAACAGCTTCAGGTTTAATTTCCTGAATCTCCTGAGCTATAACTCCTGTAGTAGGATCATCAATACCAAGCTCCTTAGCTTCATCATTCCAGTTCCAAGTATAAATGTTATAACCTTTTGAAGATTTACCTAGATATTCAATAGCCTCTTTTAGCCTTATATCACTACCACTAAATGCTATTGCCATTATTGCTGCAGAAGCCAATGACCCAGCTAACTGAGTATTTTGAGCTCTGGCTGCGGCTTTTGCAGATTGGTATTCAGCCATTCTTGCTTGTGCATTTTGTGCTGCACTACCCATTCCCTCAATAGCCCCACCATATACCCCTTGAGCTATATTAGCTAAATTAGCCCTCAACCTGTTATTGGATTCTATCTGAGCTATCCTGGCATTATTAGTAGTTCCAGCAATAGCTAATGACTCTCCTCTTTGACTGGCTCTACCCATTTCTGATCTTTGGGCGCCCGTAAGTTCTGTACCATACCTTTCTAAATTTCTTTCTCGTGTTCCCCTAGATATCTCAAACTGCTTTTTAGCTAATCCAGGAGCTTCATCTACTAATGAAGTATCTTTTAATCTACCAATTGTTTCTTCTTCAAAGGCACCAAAATTTTTCATCCAATCAAGATACTCTCGCTTAGTTATAGAAGCATAGGTTTTTTCAGGGTCTGATACATTAGGTATACCATAATCTTCATTATAGTCAGGAGGTGCACCAGGGTTACTTGGCTCAGTTGCTCCACCAACGTCTTGTCTACCAACATAAACACTGTGGGCCATTGGATTAAATCCTGCTCCTGGTAATGACATTAATCACCGCCTGGATACATTTTATTATATAAAGGAATTGACCCCGCAGTCCCAGCTATCTGACCAAGCGCACCCATTCGTGCACCACTAACCATCATTCTATTTCGACTCTCCTCTATAACTCCTTTAGCACCAAGCCTTGCAGCTATACTTAACCCACTCATAGTCTGAGCTTGTTGCCCACGAGAAGAAGCTAATACATCTGAAGCCATATTTGTACTTATATCTTTAGCTTGAAGAGTACCTGCTAACATAGCAGAAGTACCAAGACTCGCTCTGTCGGCAGCATTACTAACACTTTCAACTGCTGATAACCCAGGCATTTTCCCAGTAGCAGATTGCTGTACATCTGCACCAGCTCTACCCCGTAACATCGGAGCATAATCTTTTCCCGCCTCATCTCTCCATTCTTTTAATACTGGATCATAGGTTTTTTTGAACCTGTTGTATTCAGCTAAAGCAACACCTGCTTGTGTCTTTTCAGCCTGACTTGGCGCATATGCTTGTCTTTTTGGTTTACTACTCATATCTCTTTCTTATATACATAACTGGTTAATTTATATCCATACTTTGGAGCAACCTTGCTCCAACCCTTTCTACTCGTTTGAAACTCAATATTATCTGCATGTAACTGATTTGCAAGCCTATCCAACAAGTCAAACCCATCTTTCGAATAGTCACACTTAGGGTCTTGGTAAGCTGCCCACACATATAGAGTGGGTCCACCCCCATGGTTCTGCTGTGTACTGGTAATGAGAAATCCCACATTTTTATCTTTTTCGTATCCAATATATAAATCAGCTTCTTTATTCTTTAAGGCCACATATATATCTGCTGGCACCCAATCCGAATAACTCTTTTTAACTATATATCTTAACTTCTCCTCTATATCTTCATAAACAAATTGCAAATCGTCTTCAGCTATTTTTGACAATACCACAGACATCTATCCTTTCTCCGATCCATACCTCCGATATCTTCTAGTAGGAGGTACACCTACACCAGAATATGTAACTTTTCTTCCTACACCGATATCAGCTCTCCTCGCTTTTATCTCAGCCTCTTGTACTGTCTGAGCAAATAACCCAGCATAATCCACTGCCGCTTGTGGATCCGACCAATCTCTTGATGGCATCCTAAGTAATCTATACAAGGCCCCAAAAATAATTCCGTCTCTGTAATCATCCGCTATCTCTGTCAATATATTATTAGAAGTACGAGAAGGCTTTAATGAAACATTCATAATAATACCGCTAGCTTTAGTAGTATCTGGTACAGGTATCAACCAAAATAAATCAGGTGATTGCTGTAAAAAATACTCAGGAGTGGAAGTATTACTACTTTCCCTCCACTTAGGCTTCCTACTCTCAAGCATCCTTGGAGTTACTGCCTCTAGGTCTTTACCATCATAAATCCCCCAAATTATCTTATCCACCTTAGTACCCGTAGGTTGTCCAAACTCATACTCATAAATACCAGCTACAGTAGTTATAGGATCCAACTCTTTTGTATATACAGCAGCTTTTTCACAAAGCTCAATTGAAGAGGAACGCAACGCATTCTCTACAACAGTATCCGGACACCCAGGTACGTAGGGTAATACGTCTTTCATAAATGATTCAAAACTAGCCACTTGCAGTACTCATTATTTGTATATTAGGTTTTATCAAAGCATCTATCTGAGCCTTACCACTTACACTAACAGCAAACAACTGGTAATGTGTCCCAGCCCTCTGAGCATTCCCAGCAAACTCTGAATCTTTAGTAAAGGCTCTAAATAAAGCATAGTCTATTAAAGCATTAGAATAATTATCTGGTATAGCTATAGTACTACTTGCAGCTGATAAATCTGTTGGTCTTTGTGAATACACGAGTTCTATATAAGCATTCCCCGCCACGCCAGAATAAACGTAAT